CTTACCTCCTAACGTCCGCCAGCGACCCAATAAGGGTAACCGGCGTCCGTCTACCTAGCTCTTGATGATCTAGGTAGAGAATTAGGCAACAGTTCGCCTAATTCTTGTGTCCGTCAAACGACGGAAGGTGTACGGCTGGGAGGAAGTTGAACCCCTCAAAGCCGCCATTACCAAAAGAGCAGAAGGACCGCTCTTATAGATGTTATCAGACCTCGACTTGATCAGGAATTCCTTCCAAGACCAAGTCTGAAGATCACGGTTCCATCTAGCATACGGCGAGGACATAAAAACGTCCAAGTCGACTTCAAAAGCTGTATCAATTTGTCCTTCAAGGTAGCGCATATAGCGTTTACCTTTCGGGATTCGTTCGTACAGCTTGAGAGTATCAGCTAAGTCAGACATCCTAGGATGTCTCCTGAACTGATTATGTATCTTGATTACCGATTGGACGTTGTCTAATCGTTCATCAAGGGTAATGGGCTTTACAGCAACACCCCTAAAGTAATCCGCACCGCACGATTCTCTAAAAGGACCATGAATAAAGGTCTTATCAGAGTTTACCCTAAAACCGAGCGCTTGTAAGAGCTCAATTACTAGGAGCGCATGAGATTGCCGAACAATGATGTCATCCCCATAAACGGAGAAATCATCAGAGTAACCGGTTATCTTATACGCTGTGTGGCAGACTGCAGCAAAGATCGCAGTCTCAAGCGGAAAACAGAACCCATTCCCCATACTACAAAACTTATGATAAGGTACTTCTACCTTACCGTTAAGCAAGTAGCTAGGAGAACGCAAATCATTGAGGAAACTGAACCAGCGGGACGGGACCAACTCACGCACGAGCTCTATGGAAATAGAGTCCGAAGCGGAAGAAAGGTCGATTGTCACGTAAGGATCATGACCCTCTAAGGAGCCGGCGTGAGCCAGCCTCTGATTTACAGTCTGGTCGGATAAGTCGATACGAGCAACCCTTTTGAGGCGACCTCGCATCCACTCGTCTACACCTTTCTGTAAAAATGAATTGCCTAGGGGTTCGACTGCTATAGTTCGATGAACAGTAGCAGTCTTAGGCACGAACGTAACCTTGTTATATCCAACGTACTTGAGCTTGGAGTCCAACTTCTGTTCGAAAATGTTCTTATCGATACAGTAGGTAGATGAGTCTTTCTCCTCGGTAAGGAGAAATTCTCGGATGTGGAAGTTATTCCACATCGCTCCTCTCAAGTACTTGGCGGCCAAAGGAGTGACGGACCAAGTGGGGCTCATTAACTTCCGAGCCACACTCGTCCCAATTCCGCCAACGCCTATGTTGGAGCCGGGTCCGAAATCGCACTTATCGTAAATCTCCAAGAGATTGGGTTCATCACCCAAGACTCGAAGGAGGTAACTACGCATCAGTTGTTTTTCTGATGAGTATCGCTGCCGGAACTTCCTCTGAACACGGAAGTAACGGTTGTACCTATTACAACGTGCCTCGGATTCCAGAAATTTCTCCCAAGCTTTCGCTTCGGGATTAAGTTCTGGTACCTCAGTACTTGTAAATGGATACTTGCGGATAAGTGCGCTAAGCTGACGCCCCACGAAATGAGATGTGGGGTTATCATACTGCTGTAAGTTCAGTGTGTCAGCTACTCTGAGGAGGGTTGCCCAGTCTCTTGCTCGCAAAATACCGAGTAATCGACTAAATGGCAATTCCAATCCAGAGTCAGACCTTTGCAAGAAGCTAGCGAGAATATCAACATAGATATCCCGGCTAGCAGAAGCAAACGTCGGTTCATGATGTTTATCCTTCCTCTTAGCAGACATTACGTCTCCTTAGAAATGTGATGACAACCCAAAGGCAAAAGAATTGGCCTAAGGGTGACAAGCCCGAACCTGACAGGGAAATCCTGACAGAAGGCTTGGAGGTTACTGGCTGATAACTAGGAGCCTAGTACCGGAACTAGAAGTTCTTCCGGCACCAGTTTTCAAAGTTATCAAAGATGATCCAGTAAACCTCTATCGATTTTCTACAAAACTCAATAAAGAGTTTCTTAAGCATTGATGTCACTTTTGTAAAAGAGATCATCAGCTGCTTGAAGAAGCAGAAAATCGCCCATGTCATCACGGATGGCATCAATATCCGACTCGGACATTCCAACCGGCAGGGACGTCGTACTTTCCACAATTGCCGTAGCAGTAGAGCCATCCGCAAGGGTGACTAAACGGCTAAATTTGGCAGATTGCCTCGCGACCCCAGCAAAAGTTGCTGTAGGTTTCGGTGCAATTCTTTTCAGAACCAGAGTATCCGGTACTGAGAAGGTGTGGGCAGGTCCGACGTATCCAACGGAATCGGGACCAATTCGGTCGGCCTCATAGGCCTTTGTATTGACAGTAATTGTCATGATCAAGAGTTCTTTCTTGGTTAAGTAAACATGCGTAAGCATGCCCTCTTTAGTATCGGAGAAAGGGAAGCAAAGAAGAAACTTGGAACTAATAGGTTTTAAAGCCTATAATTCCTAGTTGATCCTTTACCGAACTTTCCTTTGACACCTCCGAGGAGGAAAATGGTATCGATTTGCCGAAGATCAGCACCGCCAAATAGTCTCTGCATAGAGCCTATTCGTGATACGATCCCAGGTTTAGCGAGACCGGTTCCACGTACCTTCTCACGAAGGTAATACGTGTTGACGACGGAGCCAGAAGGCTTGTCAGTGTAGTCGGAATATTGACCCGGGGTAATCGTCTCGATCTGAGACGTCCTGGAATCTTTTACGACCCAACTGGCAATAACCTTACTGTTGCTGCTGGATATGGAAGCGTCAATATAGTTTCCTATATTGGCGAACCAATCCGCCACAAAGCTATATGGAAGAAGATCCCATAAAGCTCGGGGGATGTCGCGTAAGCGAACACCCGCGCTGTAGCCGAAATCAGGACTGATTTCGACGATAGCACCGGCACGAACTATATGAGCATGCTGGGCCTCACGAGTGATCACGCAATTAGCGTGGGACATTCGTGTGCCAGTAGTCTCATCATCGCTCGTGCTTGTAGCTGAGAGGTTGACCCTCTCAGTGAGGCGCCTGCTATGGCGCTCGTTAGCAGCATCCATAATATCTTGAATGTCATAAAGCAATGGTCTCCAGCCATAACGGCCTGAAAGCCATGCGTTCGAAGCCGCCTTGTAAAAATTATTTCTAGACGGCCTAGACCTGCCTTTTGACACGAGCTTCACAATCCCTTGCAAAGGGGATCGAAGAAGTCGAAGAGTACTACGGATTTCCCCTCCTATTACGAGACCTTGCACGGCTGCGGCATTGATATTTGCCAACAACCGAGTAGAGGCCTCAGTAACTAGACTATCGAGAATACCCGAATTGTCTGGAAGAGGGTCTCCCACAGCGGCAAAAGAAGCGCCGTTCCAGGAGTAGTCAGCTTCTTGCACATAGGGTAAATTGGCGGGTCTATGACCGTACCAATTTACGTCTCCACGTGTCCACTTACGCCATCGATGGTGCATGGGGTTAACAATAATTTCACCCCGCGCCTTACGAGAGAAAAACTTTGGTGTCACCACGTCCTCCATCACTTCGTCACTAAAACCGACGGTTAAGTCGATAGTAGTGCCGGAGCTTTGGGTGGTCCATGATGTACCATTGTTTATTCTATATTCGTAAGTAAGAGAACCAGAATCATCTAGATCTGGGCCCTTACTTCGAGAGCGGTTGTAGGCCATGTGAGTCCTCTGTGTAGTAAGTGAAGCTGATGGACGTAGTTAACATTGCATCAACATAGTCCGTTGCCGCGAAAGCCGCGACCGGCTAGAGGAGGTCATTACGACCTCGAGGAGAGACCTTTCCATCGACTGCTTAAGCTTGTCAAAGGCTTAAGTGAAGAAGATGGGGGGGTC